AAGGTATTAATTAAAGTAGCACATGGAGCATTACAAGAACATTTGTATGAAATGTTAGGAAATGAGCTTTGTACAAATCTTTTTTTTCAACCATGTGAACATTTACAATCAGACTTAATAGAAAAAATTAATCAATTCCTTCTAAAAGAGGGTTACAGCAAAGGAGAATAAAATGAAAACAGTAAACAGTATATTATTAGACAACGGTATAAATACCGACAAACAATCAGAAGGGGCAAGAAAAGTAAAATGTCCTAAATGTCAGCCACCTCATAATTCAAAAGATTTTCCACTTAGTTTAACTATTACTGCCCACAATGTTATGTGGAATTGTCATCATTGCGCATGGAGTGGTGGTGAGTTTTTAACAGGAATGAGCAAAACCTATCAAACAAAAACTTACGAAAAACCTAAAAAGCCTGAAAGAGTTGTAAGGAATGATTTTTTATATTCATTTATGAAAAATAGAGGATTAACAAAATCTACTATAGATGAACTTAAAATATATATAGATAACGGAAGTTGGATAGCATTTCCATACTTTGATGAAAACAGTGAATTAATTAATATTAAATTTAGAGATAAAGATAAAAACTTTAGGCAAACAGCTAATGCTAAAAGAATTATTTATAACTATGACAATGTTTATCAATCTAAAGAGGTTATTTTTGTAGAAGGTGAATTAGATGTTTTAAGTTTGTATGAAGTAGGTTTTAAAAATGTTACTAGCTTACCTGATGGCGCAGGCAAAGAAGCAAAATTCAATAAAGATGATGCAAGATTTAAATGTTTGGATAATTGTCCATTACAAGCTACAAAAATAATAATATTTACTGATAACGATCAAGCAGGCAGAGCATTACATCAAGAACTACTTCATAGGTTTGGCAAAGATAAGTGTTGGTATGTTAAAACAACCGAAGGCTGTAAAGATGCTAACGAGGTTTTAATGAAGCATGGCCCTATGAAGTTAAGAGAATTACTAGAAAGTGCTATCCCATATCCAGTAGACGGTTTATATACTGCTTACGATTATTACAATCAAATTCAAGACTTATATGAAGGCAATTATGTAAAGCCTTTAGAAATAGGTATGGGCCCATTAGATGAAATATATAAAATATTACCTAGTACCTTTCATTGTATTACAGGTGTTCCCAATCATGGTAAATCAGTTTTTTTAGATCAAGTCCTTTTAAATTTAGCAGAAAGGCATAACTGGAAATTTGCAGTTTTCTCCCCTGAACATTCAACAAGTATGCATATTAGAAGAATGCTACAAATGTATAAAAAGAAAGGTTTTGATGATATTGCAGGGCCTAAGATGACTAAAGAAGAACTTAACGATGGATTAGATTTTATTAATAAACATTTTTTCTTTATTGAAACGAAAGATGCAGTACCTAATATTTCTTATATTTTGGATATATGCGCAAGCGCAGTAAACAAATTTGGGATTAATGGAATAGTAATAGACCCATACAATGAAGTTAGTGCAAAAAGACAAGGCAATGCAAGAGAAGATGAACACATTAGAGATTTTATATCTGAATGCAAAAGGTTTTTAAGGCTCTATGAAGCTACTATGTGGGTTGTTGCTCACCCTACTAAACTTCCTAAAAATAATGATGGTAGCTATATGGCACCTTCTGCATACGATATAAGTGGCAGTTCTCATTGGTCAAACATGGCTGATTGTATTCTCACAGTTCATCGTGACTTTGATGATAATACTACTAAAGTAATTACTAGAAAGATTAGAGAACAAGACCTATATGGAAAGATAGGCGAAGTTAGATTTGTTTATAATAATGAAACGAAAAGTTTTGAAGAACCTAAAAATGATTATTGGGATGATATCCCAAAGGAGTGGGCCCAGTGAATATAATTGAATTAGAAATAGATGAAATTAGACCTTATAAAGACAATCCAAGGGTAAATAAAGATGCAATTACAGTTGTAAAAAATTCTTTATCAAAGTTTGGGTGGCAGCAGCCGCTAGTATTAGATAAAAATAATGAGATTGTTGTCGGTCATACTAGATACTATGCTGCTATTGAATTAGGCATGAAAAAAATACCATGTCTGATAGCTGATGATCTTAATGATGAAAAAATTAAAGCTTACAGGATAATGGATAACAAATCATCTGAATATGCATCATGGAATTACGGATTGCTAACTAAAGAAATGCAAGACATTTTAGAGTCAGGTGGCTTAGATTTAACCTTTACAGGGTTTAGTAATAATGAAATTGATAACATGATAGATGATATTAATGTAGAACTAGAAGATGAATCATCAGTAGCTAGAATGGACGAACTTAATTTAATTACTTGTCCTGATTGTGGCCATAAGTTTAGTGAATTTAGCGCGAAGTGAAAACCTTAAAATTAGCATGGGTTGATCATGCATCAGCAAAGAAGGCTGTATTTAGGTGGCATTATTCTAGGCGAATGCCTATTGGCAAATTAGCTAAAATAGGAGTCTTTGAAGATGACAAATATATAGGTTGTGTTATATATGGGAGAGGGGCATCACCTAAAGTATTACAAAAAGAAGCAAACCTAAAAAGCAATGCTGAGTTTGTAGAACTAGTAAGGGTAGCATTAGACAAACATGACAACCCTGTAACTAAGATTTTAGCTGTATCAATAAAGTTATTAAAAAAAAGAAACCCTAACTTAAAAGCAATTGTATCTTTTGCAGATACTAAACAAGGGCATCTAGGAAAGATTTATCAGGCAGGTAACTGGATATATACAGGACTAGGTTCTATAGGTGGGAACAGTTACTTTGTTTTCGGCAAAGAAACACATCAAAGGACTATGGGCCAAACATACCTTCCACAGTTTCAAGAATCTTGTAGGCAAGGATTTGAAGGAACATTCCATGACTGGTTAGTAGAGTATGTAGACCCTAATATAAGAATAATAAAAACCAGTCCTAAGTTTAAATATATATACCCTTTAGATAACGAAACAAGACAAGTTGTATTAAATCATAAAAAAGATTATCCTAAAGAAATATGAGCGGACATGGTTTAATAAAAACGCAAAACTTCCAGTTATGAGATGCAGGTATTAACTCCTAGCTGTTCGCACCAGTAATACAAAACTTTACAGAAATTGACTAATAAAACTACTAAATACAAAAAAATTGATTCAGTCTTAAAAGAAAAATTAAGACTTGCTTTTGTACAAGGAGAGTTAGATACGCAAGGGTTTAGGGTTTTATATAAAGTTGAAGATTTAGCTACAGAATATAAGGTATCTGTAAATACTTTGTACAAGTTAATACAAAGAGAAAATTGGAAACAAAAGCAAGAAGAATTCCAAATTAATTATCAAGATACTTTAGACAAACAAAGGATAAAAGAGTTTAGTCAAGAGTCTAAAAAGTTTGATATTAATTGTTTAAATATGTCAAAAGCCTTGCTTGCAAAAATAGGTCAATCAATAAGAAATACAGATGTACGAAACAAAGACTTTACACCACAACAATTAGATCAACTAGCAGGGGCATCTTTAAAAATACAAAAGTTTGCTAAGTTAGCCTTAGGTGAATCAACGGAGAATATGAGCATAAATGCAAACATTAAAGACGGAGAAGCCTTCAGAGAAGCTATGGAATTGCTTGACTCAGTTGGAGAGCAACGCAGAGAAAGCGACGATAGCTCTGTACACTAGTTGGCTTAAAACAGCTAGAAAAAAACAACTAAGTCCTACACAAAGCCATTACATTTGGTTGATACTTGCAGGGCGTGGGTGGGGTAAGACTAGAACTGGCGCACAGGACATAGCTTTGTATGCACTTAGGAATCCTAAAACTATATGTGCCGTAGTTGCACCTACAGCAGGAGACTTACGCAGAGTTTGTTTTGGTGGGCCCAGTGGTCTAATTTCTATTATTCCAAAAGAATGTTTTTCACAAACAAAAGATCAAAAAGGATATTCTTCAAGTACGTTTGAAATAAGGCTCTTTAATGATTCTAAGATTATAGGTTATGCAGCTTCAGAACCTGAAAGACTTCGTGGCCCTCAGTTTCATAGAGCATGGTGTGACGAATTAGCGGCATGGAGATATCCTGAAGCATTTGATCAGTTAATGTTCGGACTAAGGTTAGGGGATAACCCTCAATGCTTAGTAACAACTACTCCTAAGCCAAATAAACTTATTAAAGAGTTAGTTTCAAGGCAAGATGTTGCAGTTACCACAGGAAGTACTTTTGAGAATGAAGCTAACTTAGCCGATAGCGCTTTAGCTATGCTAAAGGATAAATATGAGGGAACTACACTTGGTAGACAAGAACTATATGCAGAAATAATAGAAAATTTAGATGGTGCATTGTGGTCTAACGCACTTATAGAAGAAGGAAGATTGCCTGATAATACTGAAAAGGAACTTAAAAATATTATTGTAGCTATTGACCCTGCAGTAACAAATAATGAAGATTCAGACGAAACAGGTATAGTGGTAGTAGGCAAAGACCATAATAATGAGTATTATGTATTAGAAGATGCTACAGGAAAGTACAGTCCTGACCAATGGGCAAGAAAAGCAATTAATTGTTTTTATGATTGGGGTGCTGACAGGATAGTAGCAGAAGTAAATAACGGTGGCGATTTAGTGGAAAGACTACTAAGAGGAATGGATTTAAACATACCTTATAGGTCTGTAAGAGCTACAAGAGGTAAGCTAGTAAGAGCAGAACCTATTGCAGCACTATATGAGCAAAGGCGTGTTCATCACATAGGTTATTTCCCTGAACTTGAATCACAGATGTGTGGATATACAGGAGAAACAAAACCAAGTCCTGATAGATTAGATGCTTTAGTTTGGGGTTTATCTGAACTAAGTAGATCAAAAGGTGATGTTAATTGGAGAATAAGCTAATGGCAAATAGAACATTTTTACAAAGATTGTTTAATAGTGATCCTATAGAACAAAAAAATTCAAACATGATGGGTTATTTCGGTGTAGGCACTGAAGATGCAAAAACTTATCAATATGCAGACCTTGCAAAGGAAGGTTATCTTAAAAATGCAATTGTTTATAGGTGTGTTAATGAGATTAGCAAAGGTGCAAGTGCAGTGCCTTTTGTTTTAAAGAATGGTGATGAGATAGTTGAGCAACACCCTTTAATAGATTTATTAATGAGACCTAATCCACTGCAATCATATAGTGAATTTTTTAATAGTCTCTATGGTTATATTTTACTAAGCGGTAATGCTTACATATTAAAGACTGGTTCAGAAATAGGTGCACCTAAAGAGTTACATCAATTAAGACCTGATCGCATACAAATAAAAGGTGGTGGCAAAGCTATTCCTGACAGGTATGAATACATAATGAATGGCCAAGTAAGAAATACATTTATGGTAGATCAAGAGAATGGATATAGTGAGCTCAAACATGTAAAACTATGGAATCCATTAGATGATTACTATGGTCTTAGTCCTATAAGTGCTGCAGCAGTTGAAGTAGATCAATTTAATATGGCAAGTAAACACAATGTAAATCTTTTGCAGAATGGCGCTAGACCAAGTGGTGCAATTATATTTAAGCCACAAGATGATGCAGGTTTTGCTGTAAACCTTACAGAATCACAAAGACAACAACTGCTTACTGATATGAATAATAGATTTGCAGGTAGTAGCAATGCAGGTAGACCTATGTTACTTGAAGGAGATTTTGACTGGAAAGAAATGGGATTGTCTCCTAAAGATATGGACTTCCACTCATTAAAAAATATGGCAGCTACAGATATAGCATTATGTTTTGGTGTTCCTAGTCAGCTAGTAGGTGTACCTGATAGTCAAACTTACTCTAATGTTGCAGAAGCAAGACTTGCCCTGTATGAAGAAACTATTATCCCTCATCTTAGAAAGGTAGCATCAGACCTTAATGAGTGGCTAGTTCCAATGTTTGATGACAGGCTAACACTTGAATTTGATATTGATTCAATACCTGCATTATCTGAAAGAGTTAAAAGAACTTATGAGAATGTTACAAGTGCTGTTAGAGAAGGAATTATGACTCGTAATGAAGCACGGCAAAAACTAAACCTTGAACCTTTAAGTGGTGCAGACGAATTATATATATCTGCTAACCTATTTCCTATATCTGACGGTGAAGTTGAAAAGCCTATTAACCCTATTAGCGAAGAAGATTTAGAAGATTATGATGATGAGGAAACTGATAAAGCAATAGCTTTAATGCTACAAGAAGAAAAAGCACTTTCAGATAT